TTGCTGCTGTTGTCAATACTTTTGATGTTGTTCCTGCTTTAGGCGCAAGACTAGCACCGCCAGTTAAGAAGATAGACAAGTCAGATAAAACACTAGCAGGGTCACTAGCCAATGCTTGTTTGGCATTTTCTATGTTTCCATATCTATTTACATAGAATTGTTTGACCAAATTAGCTTTGTCGATAGATGCCTGATCCCTACCTACAAAATCAACAACTTTGTCTGGTAATAAGTTTTGCAGTGTTCCTGCACCAATATCAAGAACACCTTTGATAGTTTCTACAGGATTGGTTACTGCCTCATAAACATCGCCAACCATAGAACCAAAAGATTTTGGGAAGTTCATAACAGCACCAGTAGCTACTTGGCTTGGTGTCAGTGTTGAGCTTGATGATTGTTGCTGTTGTTGTGGTTTAGTTGTAGTTGGTTTAGTAGGTTGAACTGGGGCAGAGGGAGTCAAACCATTTTGACGCTCAAAAGCATCAATTTGGGCATTTGTATAACCAGCCGCTATAGCAGCTTGACGATCAATAGTTGCCATGTTTTATCTCCTACCGCCAGTTACATTTGATGGATTTGTATTATTGCCTTGGACAATGAAATTTGATAATGGTGGAAGTGATGAAGATGGTTTCAAAGCATCCAGTGCGGCTTTGCTATAACCTTGAACACGCAAGACATTATCAAGTTTTAAATATGCTCTTTGTGCCATTTCAGCTTGTCTATCAAGATTTGCTTTAGCCTGTGCTGGTGTCATGCCTTTAGTGACCATAGCTTTATCAAATTCAGCTTTTTCAGGAGCAGTCAAAGCCGCACCAAACAAGTCATTTCTAACTTTGTTGACATGATCTTGATATGACTGCCACCATTGGAATAATGCAATATCTTTTGGATCACTTGATTTACTAGCCCTCCATACATCAGCGTCACCAAGTGCAACTGTTGGATAACCAGCAAATTCTGGCTGAAATGATGTTGTCAAATCACTTAACTTATCAACTGAACTAGCACGATCAGCAAGTTTAGTAGCGTCAGCCAGTTTAATTTCTTTACCATCTGCCGCTTTTTGTTGATCGTCTTGTGCTTTTTTAATCTTCAGTCTAGCTAACTCAAGATTCAACTCTTTGAGAGAATTGTTTGTTTCTCTTGACTGATCTCTAGCATTCCTGTCAGCAGCATATTTCTGTGCGTCATTGTTTATTCTTGTCAACTTCTCCATCAGCACATTTTGATCTTCAAAATCAAGGCTGGCAAAATTCTTAGAGAGTTGTGTAGCGTATGGCAATACTGTTGGATGAATTGCATTTCCAGTTATCAATGCTTGAATTGCATTGTCAGATGATGCAGTTTGAACTGGTTGACCCTCTGGAGTAATGATCTTCCAAGTACCATCAGGTTGACGCTCAACCAGTTTTTCACCCTTTTTAAGTTCCTTAGTTTCTGGCGCAAGTTTTTTCAGGATTTCACGACCAGCAACAGATGTTGATAACTTTTTCTCAACTTCAGGATCACGAGTTCCATCAGGCTTGAATAAAGTCTTAGCAAGTTGTTGAACCTGTAATGATTCAATACCTTGAACACCCTCAAGCCTTTGCTTGACAATATTTGCACCAACTTGACCATATTTAGATACAAGTGTATTTGCAACATCCTGATTGAATGTTTGAGTTTGTGGGTCAAGCAATGGTGTTGTTTGTTCACCAGTGTCAGGGTCAATACCATTAGCAATGCTCAAGGCTCTTGACTCCATGCCACGCTGTAAAATACCCTGACCACGCTCAAACAAACGCTGTTCACGCTCAAAGCCACGAGCCTCTGCAACAGCAGACTGCTCTTTTGCTTTCATCATCTCATTACGCAACAGGAATGCGGCTTCTTGGTCGCCAGATTGCAAAGCGGTTTGAATTGCTTGAGCATAAGAATCTGGATTGCTTGGATCAATCATGCCAAGCAATTGCTGACGCTGAGTAATCTTTTGCAACTGTGGGTCAACACCACCCAAAGCACCACCGATGGCAGAACCAAGTAATTGACCACCACGATAGAACCCATACTGTGCTTGCGCTCTTGGATCAAGTTGAGCAAACTGCAATGCTTGCGCTTGTTGCGCTTGATTCTGAGCCATTTGATACTGCTCAGGAGTTGCAAAAAGTCCACCAATGTCTGTTGCCATGATTTATTCCTTAATAGTTCCAAGCCGCAGGGTTGTAGCCAACTTTAGATGAATTTACAGTTCCACCACTATATGCGCCAAATTCAGTAGCTGGTGGGTTAAAGTAGTTTTGCACACCACTTACAAATTGAGGGTTAGAACCTAAACCAGAAATAGCAGTTCCCAATGGACTAAATCCAGCACCCGATTGTTGAGTCTTAGCGGCAGACAAGCCACCTTGTAACAATGCTTGTCCAACATTACCACCAGCAGTAGCCGCACGACCACCTAAAGCCGAACCCATCTCTAAAGGCTGTTGACCAAGAGACTCAATAGTTGATCCAGCACCCAAATAACTTGTGAATGGGCTTAATGCGCCAACTTGACCAGCTTGATACTGTCCCAACAAACTAGCACCAGAGCCAAGCAATCCTGTTCCAAATGCCACATTCTGCTGACCAGCTTGCTGAGCCTGTGACGCTAATTGCAAATCTTGTTGAGCTAAAGCGTTGTAGTAGGCTTCCATTTCAGGAGTTGTAGCACCCAATCCAGCCGCACCACTTGGTCTAGCACCTGTAGCACCTACAGACAAACCACCACGACCTGTTTGGAACAACTGGTTTTGCAACTGTGCATATTGACGCTCACGACTTGGTGCAAGCAAATCTTGTTGCTGTTGAATGTACTGAGCCGCAACTTGTTGAGGAGACTGTTGTAGGTACTGCTGACCTAAACCAAACAGCCCTGTAGCACTTTCCTGAAGTGGTGCGTACTGTTGCTGTGCTTGTTCAGCTTGAGATAACGCACCTCCTGTAAGAGCCTGTAATCGGTCTTGGTAGGCTTGTAATTCAGGAGCAACTGTGTAACCAGCACCAGTTAAATATCCTTGAGGATTAAATTGAAAATTTGAACTGCCATAACGAGTAGTTACGCCAACAGGTCGAAACTTAGCCGCCTCTGCCGCAATTCGTGCAGACTCAAGTTGTGCCTGTGCTGATGTATTAGCCGCACTCTTTGCGGCATTTGCTTGCATTGAGCCACCAATTAAACTAGCTCCTGCTGCTATCCATGCTGCTGGCATATCATTCCCCTTTAATCAAAATTTCATCAACCTTTGACGGATCTTTTTCGTCAGTGGCATGAATACAAAACCAAACACAATCCGTAATTGCTTTGACTCCATGAGTCAACCCTGCTTCAATCTCAATACAAGCTGGAGCAGAGAAAATATCAATCTCAGTACCACGCAAGACAGCAACCTTGCCATGAGCCAATATAGACAGATGACTGAAGTCATGCGTATGCTTCAAGATTGTCATTCCCGCTGTGAAGAATGATTCCTTGGCATACAAACCATCACTGAAGTGATGAATAATTCGATATTCTGGGTCTTGCATCATCATTTATTTTTACTCATACATGATATTGATTGAACCATTATCAAACGATGGAGTTCCGCTAATTGTTGTTATGCGAATCCTATCAATAGATCCAGAAAGAGTTATATATCCTGAACTATGTCCTGTTCTATTTCCTGTTGCATCAACAAATGAACCACTCTCAACCCATTTGTTACTTCCCATATTCACTAAAGTCAAAATACCACTGTATGTATATGATGCGCCAAAACTTGGAATTATTGGTACGCCAGAATTTGAAGATACCGCAGTTGATGATGTAGCTTCAGCCCTAATGCCAACACAAGCACCTATGTATCCAGAACCTACAATAGACCCACTTCCAAGTTGCAACAACATTGGTGAATCGCCATCAATACTTACATCAGTAAAAATTACAGTAATCCTCTTCACCCAAGATGGAATACTTGTAAAATTTATGTTCCCGCCACTAGTGGATGCAACACTTGTACCAGTAGTAATAAGACTAGAGCTAAGAGTAACTGTTCCGCTTAATGTTGGACTTGATATGGATGGGCTTGTTAAAGTTTTATTTGTTAATGTCTGAGTATCACTTGTTCCAACTACAGTCCCACTTGGAGCAGTTTTAGTTGCCCATGTATCTAAATCGGCATCCCATGCTTGAACATTTGTTCCAATAACTAAACCCAAATTAGTTCTTGCATTAGCGGCTGTAGATGCGCCAGTACCTCCATCAGCAATAGCTAAGTCAGTAATGCCAGAGATTGTACCTGCTGAAATTGCAACAGTTGGAATTGTTACTGTTCCAGTGAAAGTTGGACTTGCCAAATCTGCCTTAGTTGCAACAGCAGTTTGAATATTGTTGAACTCTGTATCAATCTCAGTACCTTTGACAATCTTCAAAGGGTTTCCAGAAGATAGATTATCTTTAGTGGCAAAGTTCGTGCTTTTGGTGTAATCACTCATAATAGTCCTTTAAGTCATCTTGCCATTTTTGGCTTGGATTTCAATTTTCTGAATAGACAATGGAGTTCCATTGATGTCAGATTCGTAACCTGTTTGAACAACTTTACCAGTACCTGATGCCGCAACTACCAATGTTTGTAGAGCAACACCATCAGCATAGTAAGCAATGGTTGTGGCATTTGCTCCATACTCAGCAACACCATACTCAGCAATACCTTGAGATGGAATTGTTGCATTATCAGATAAGTAATTGGTCTTGAAGTCAAAACCCCACTTAAATGTGACTGTTTGATTTGTTCCACCAATAACAACAATAGAGAGCTTTTTCAGAATTGAAGTTACATTCTGATTTCCAAGGTCAGCATGGTTTGTGTAATACAACATACGATAAGCAGTTGTGTAATCTTGATAGGTACTGTAAAACCCAACATAACCATTCTGCCCAATGTAAAGACTTCCATCTCTGCGAGACAAGAAAGACTTAGGCGTGATCGAATCCCAAGTAGTAACCCTTGCAGACCCATCAGGCAAATAAGCCTTGGTATCAAAACACCAAGTAGTGTCAATGCTAGGAGTCACCAAGAGATAAAACGCTTCACGCTCTGAATAGACAGACTTAACATTAGTCAGTGTCTCACCAGCAATAGCACTCATTAAGTCATTACGAATATTCTTAGACAAGTCTCTCTCTGGAGCAGACTTCTCTTGAATTGTTCTCATTAACGATCTGACACCAGAGTTAGACAAGAACAAAACATCAGTGCTAGTGGTCTGAATACTGTCTCTCGCAATACATCCAATGCCCTCAACAGTGTCACTGATAGACATAGTTGATGGAGAAGTTGCACCTTGATAAACAAGAATCTGACGCTTACCAAAGATAAATAAGAAACCATTGTGAGCCGCCAAACCAGTGATCTGGTCAGCACCATTCACCCACACATTGTTTACATTAAGTGAGCCAGCAGTACCTGTAGACCAGACATGACCAGAAATCAAGTCACTGAAATAAACAGTTGAGTTATTAGTAGTTGTATTAGCAGCCCACAAACGACCAAACGCTGAAATAACAATGTCAGCATCAGGAACAGTAGCTTGGTATCCTGTCTTCTCAGACACTCTACGATATGTAGTAGTCGATACAGCAGGGTCATAAATCAGAGGATTGTGACCAGACTGAAAGAAATATGTGATGCCATTCAAGGAGGCACACTGCCAATTACTTGCAGTAATGGTCGGTGCAGTACCACCACCACCATAAGTGAGTTCAGTCACAGTATTGGTGGAACTCAACTTGAAAATCTTGTTATTGCCAGCAAACAACACAGTCAAAGTACCATCAGTTTGAACTAACTCATGGATGACCTTGACATCATTTGCACCAAGGTTGCCAGAGGAATCATTAACTCTTGACCAACCTTTGCGTGAACCAATACGACCATACTGGTCGATGATGCAGTTAGTTGCAACCAAAGCAAAGCCAGCATTCAAATCAAGAGGCGAGTCTTGAGTATTCAGCCCATAATATGCAGGGGCTGAGATGCTGTATGTTTGAATTTGTTGGCTCATACTGCCACAAACTCTTGATTCTCAGGGTAACGAGTACCCTCTAAAGCAATGTAATCAGACAACATTGATTTATAGAGTAAGTAAGCCTCAGATGAAGACAGACCACCATCTTCACCACGCTCTACCAATGCACGAGCATAAGCATTCTGAACCACCAAGGTATCAGGAACTTTGACAACTGTTGAGTCTGATGACAATGTTGCTTGTGGCACTGTCAGGCTAAACGGAATGCTGTAAACACCATCAGGGCGAGGATACAAAGTTACCTTGGTGTCATAACTGCCATCAACACCATCAAAGGCATAGTATGCAGGTATAGCATTCACAGGTGTAGAGAAGTTCTGATACCTGTTCATTGTTGCGAAATCAATGTTCTTCATGCGTAAATTGCTTGTGACATTGAGAACATCAATAACTTGGAATTTCTGACCAGAACCAGTTAAAGCATAAGAATAAGTGCCAGCAGTTGTAGAAAGAGTAATAGTTGTGCCAAGCACATTCCATGCAAAAGCATCTTCAATTTGACGCTTGGCATCATTGACAAACTTGCCAATCAGGGCTGAGTAACTGGTTTCAGAAACAGTAGAGACAGTTGCTTCACGCAACCTAACGAGTACATCGTTTACAAGTTCTAAGTAAGTCATCTGCTTCTAGCCTTTGCTTGATTCCTTGCGGATATAGCCTTAGCTTTTGCCTTTGCGTCAGCCTTTGAGGATGCACCCCATGCCTTTAGCGAAAGAAGCAGTCTTGTTGGTTCACCATTCTTGTACTCAGCACCAGCCATATTGCCCATGCGAGCCAAGAAACTTGCTCTGCGAGGGTTGTCCCCCGACTTTACTGGTGCTTTCAAGTTGCCACCAGTTTCTGCATTATAAGATGCTCTCCCCTTGGCATTCAACCCCCCTTTGGGATTTTTGCCCTCAGAGCGTTGCCAAGTAGGAGTTTTCATCACTTCACCTTTTTAGGTTTTTTTGCAGTCTTTGCCGCTTGTTTAAAGTCAGCGGCTGTAGGTGCATTCTTAGAACCCACCTTGTTCATCTTCTCTCCAGAACCCGCCTTGATTCTGGCTTGTTTGGCATGAATGTTGGCGTAAAGTCCCTGCTTCATTTCATCTTCTTCTTTGTTAACTTAGACACGCCCGCAGAATTTAATGCAATCGCAACTGCTTGGGTACGGCTTTTAACAACCTTGCCACCCTTGCCAGAGTGCAGAGTTCCCTCTTTGTACTCGCCCATGACTTTCTTAATCTTCTTCTGAGGTTTAGACATTTTCATAGGGTTTCTCCTTAGTACATTATTTTGGCTGTGATCGTGCCAGACACATAAACAGTGCAATTTGCTCTCAAATACTTAGGAGCATTTTGAACAGTAATGATGCCGTTGGCTGTTAAAGCAGTTCCAAGTGTTGACCAGTTAGTGCCATCAAGACTGCCTTGCAGTGCAACAGTAGCTGATGTAATGCCTGAAACTTGCAAGAATGCTGGCTGACCAGTATCAACCTGAACAGCAGTAGATGTACCTGTTGCGCCAACTGCATTCAGCAGTGTGATGGGAGTAGTTAAAGATGCCATTTTTAATCCTTTTTAATAGAACCGCCAGATTTCCAAGCATCACAGGTACGGAGTGCCGCACAAGTGAAGTGGAATAATTCACAAAATCCTAAATCAGCGGCATCAATGAACTGCTGATCGTAGTCAATCTCATTCTCTGAGCTTTTG